GACTTGCACCATATACCATATTAGGTACGCATTTCTTAGCAGGAAAGCTCCAAACTTTCTGGATTAAGTTGTCAATTTTTACTAGGTAACTAACTACGACCACCTCAGCAGTCTTAACATACCGCACTAGTTCAGTATATCTTTAATAGCAATTACCTATAATAAGGCCTGTGGCATCGGCGAAGGGGATTTGCACCCTTTATTCCTATGAGTTTCTTCTTCCTCGTGTATACCCTACTAAAGTTTACTCCTACATTGTGCTGCTTTTACACTATCGCCAATATATGGTTAAGGACTGATATATCAATCCTCGAATTGAACAGGTAATTACCTTGTTCAATATATCTAATGGTTGCGGAGGGTGGAGTCGAACCACCTTCCCAAGCTAAGGAGACTTGTCGGATACCGTTTCCAACACCCCGCGATATACAAACATATTATTAGAGTTTCCCCTTACAGTAGTTTTATCTTCTTAATTATTCAACCACCGAGAAAGCAAGTCTGAGCATAAAGTTGCGACCTCTATACTTCTTGCCCCGTTCTAGCTCGTACGAGATTGATTTCTCGTAAATTTCACCCATCATTCAGATAATTTTATATGTATTAACCAATCTAATACCTATTGTTCTGTAAGTTGTCTCGTATTGGGCTACTTTAACCTAGTTATGTCTTATAGTTCTCTTTCAAGAACATCACGAGAAATAGCCTTGTTTAGCATTACCTACATTGCTTCATATTTGCTAGATATGAGGTATAGGCTTATTGACTACTAGCCCGTCTATTGTGGCTACGACAACTCTAGTGTTTTATTAAGCGATAAACCCTGCACATTGTCCATTGTTGAATTTTACCTCTCCTCTACATATATCTCTATACATAGAAAGCAACCTTACAAACGTATTCGTATGTCTGACTACTTATCGAACAATTCCAAGCTGTATGATATTACAGTTTAGCACTTGGGTAATAATATGTTTAATGGTACGTGCAATAGGATTTGAACCTATATCTTGCAGTTTTGGAGACTGCTGTTTTCCCAATTAAACTATGCAACGTATATACAGGAATTGCACAATACTAGAAGATTTATCTTCCAGTATTTATACAATACCAGAAACCTTTTCTACTCTTGGTAGATAGGTAATTTATTTCACAACCCTTTAACTATAAGAATAGTTAGTAGCTGTTGAAAACTAAACATATTTATATATTTCTCTTACCTCTTCTAAAATGTCTATAATTACTCCTGCTTGTTTTCCAACTTTGCCTTGTATCGTATTCTGCTCTGGAGAAATTTCACATTCTTTTGCTCTTTGTACTAAAGGAATACTTCCATTGATTCTTGCTTTAACCTCTCCTAATACTCCTAACATTTCGTAAAGTCTTTTTTCGTTTTCATCTAAATTGTCTAGTATATTGTTTCTTTTATTTTCTTCCACTTAATTTTCCTCCCTTGTTATTCCTTTAATAGCCCAAAACTGAGCTTCTTCTAATTTTGTTAGTACAAGTGATGTTTCTCTACTAGGTTTGCAATTATGGTCTATCACATCATACATATTAGAAAATGAACTTCTAATTAAATCTATTCTGTCTTGCTGTTCTTTGCTTACTTCTACAAATTTTGCTCTATCATTCATTGTTTTTACCTCCAAATATACTACTTAATACCCATACCACTATTGCTGTGCATAATCCGTGCCAGTATGTCCATACAAAGCCTATTTTAAATGCCCATACTATTAATGCTCCTATGCCCCAGAACACTAAACCTGACAATGCCAAGCCTAATATTATGATAAGTATTATAAACAATATTACTAATATTCCTCCTGTTGCTGTTCCAATCAAATTTCCTATTTTCTTAAACATACTTTTTCTTCCTTTCATCAAGTTTCATACTATTATTTTATAAACTTAATTTCTTCATCTCTTATGCCAGAAATGCTAATTTGCTCTTTTGGTCCTACTGACATAACCAGTTCATATATGGCTTTTTCAAATCTATCTCCGCAGTACCTATATTTTTCTGTTGGATTAAGACTTATTAAGTTTCCTTCAAAACCTCTACACTTTACTTTCATTTTCAGTACTCTCCTTTTATCAATATTGGAATATCACATAAAAGCTTATCAATCTTTGATATTTCTTCTTCAAGATGTTGAACCATGTCTTTATTGCCAAAACAATATGTGCTTTGCTTAACAAGATTAAATTTAAGTTTTGCTAATAATTTGCATAATTCTATATAATCCTCTTCATTATCCATAAAAATCTCCTTTAACTATAAAGTCTAGCCCATCTACTATACTCAAATGTCTTTGACAAGGTTCTGTTTACCCTAACGCCTCGCATAAAAATGTATGGATTCACTAAATAATTGTTTTCTTTGCCTGTTTTTACTTTTGCAAATATCTTTTTACTTACTAATTCTTCTACTGCTCTTGCAACACTTATGCCAGAAACAAAGTCGCATTTTCTTTTTATATCATCTAAAGTCAATTTAATACCATTATCAAAAGCTAAATATCCAGTATCATATCTGATATACTGCAACATTTCTAAACATACTGACATTTCTGCTGAAGATAGTTTCTCTCTTGCTAACACACTTGCTGATTTTAGAAAAAATTTTACATACATCTCCGTTTTTTGTAATTCATCGGTATTTTTCAAATAATCTATTGACTTTTTTCTTAAAATTCTATCTCCTTCATTAAGTTCTACATAGTTCCTGATAAAATCTCCCCTAACATATATCAAATTTGATATATATAACCCCGTTTCATATATCATTTTTGATATATGTACTAATTCTATATCCCTTTACTCTCTCTAAGTATTGAACTCACTTTTTTAAGTTTCAGTCCTTTTATTTCTATAATTCAATTATTTAGGTATAAAAAATGGTTATCAAGCAAGCAGACTCGCCACTTACTCAATAACCTAGCTAGATTATTTACTTTAATTAGATTATATTAATTATTTGTACTATTTTCAATATTTATAGTTATATTTTCGCAAACGTTTCACTCTATTTTGCGACTTGGGAATTTTTGAAGAGGTAACTTAATCCCCTCTATGCCTCTAAAAATAGGGGTAGGGTATACAACATTGCACAAAATTAATATTTGGCGTAATGTTTTAGTGTTTACGTTATCCCTTCAAACGCTTGCAAATACTGCATTGCAACGTTTTAATTAAATATTCAACAAATTATATGCCATATTTTATCTTAAATATATACCAAATGTAAGGTAACATAACCTTACACAAAACTAATACAATATATATACTCTGTAAAATACTACAAGATCATTTTAAAATATAATAAATTGATTTTGTAATAGTATGTACGCCCTATTGTCGAATAATGTCAGAATAAAATAGTTGTAATATGTATGATTCTAATATAAAATAATGTTAATATAATATAAAGGGGTGTAATAAATGGAAGAAAACAAAGTAAAATTATACAAGAAATGGTGGTTTTTGGTTTGTATGATTGTAGTATTAATAATTGGAATAGTTTTATCAATAATACTAATAGTAAAAAATAATACTAAAAATATAGATAATATTTCATTACAAATGCAAAACATATATAAAGATAGTACCTTATATAGTTCTATAAATAATACTTTGATTTTAGAATTAAATCACTTTGACACAGAAAAAAACGCGATCGAATATCGTAACATTATTTCTTTAATTAAAAATAATCTTAATAAAGAGTTAAAAAAATATAAAAAATTAATAATACTTAGCTATATAGATAATAAAGAAAACAATCAAGGCCAATATATGTTATTAACAACCGTTTATAGTTTGCCTGATTTCATGGAAAAGGAAAGTAAAAACTATATAATTTTTGACAATTACAAAGAATTATATAATAATTATATGAATTTATATAATTCTTATGGCGAAACCATGAAAGATTATACAAACTTATTTATGTCTATTGGTAGATAGTCCATGCCCCACTTATGTGGGGTTATTTTATGCATAAAATTATTAAAAAAGTTTATAATAAGTATTGACACGTATTAACGAGTGTAATATAATATAATATATCAATGAAAAGGGGGTTATATTATGGGAGAAACTAAAAGAAATTATAAAAAAGAGCAAGAACGTGAAAAAGAAATTGTAAAAAGATATATTGTAAGAGTTCCAAAGTATATGGCAAACGCACTTGATGAGAAACTAAAAAAAGAGGATAAAACATATTCAAGTATAGCACTTGAAGCAATAGAAAAATATTTAAAAAAAATATAAAAAGTTTATAATAAGTATTGACACGTATTAACGAATATGATATAATATAATCAAGTTAAGGGAAAGAATAAAAAAACTGATACAGTGTGAAAGCCTGAGAAACTGCAACACTATATCAGCTCCAGAAAACCTCTCGAAAAGTGGTTAACCTCTCAAAAGTGGTTTCTATATTTAATATAACATAGAATGTAGAAAAAATCAACCACCTTTTGAGAAAAAAGAAAGGTGGTTTTATTTATGGAAATCAAAACAAAATATGTTGAAAAAATCAACGAAGAAAAACAAGGAATTGAACTTTATTTTAAAGAAATACCAACAAAAGAAGAACGCGAACAATTAAAAGCAAACGGTTACAGATGGCACAAGGCAAAAAAATGTTGGTACATTAAGCAAAGCAAAACACAGCAACCTATTGAATTAGGAACCAAAGAGATAGAAAACTCTTACAGTGGTTATGGTTGGAAAGGTGTAAACAGTGACAAACACTTGCCAATAGTCGAAATCGCGAAAATAATAAAAAAAGAATTAAAAAGGGTTTTCCCTTCTGCTACTTTTTCGGTAACAACTGAAGGTAATTGTTACTATAATGGTTTAAATATTTCATTAATGAAAGACACTAAAAACCCTTTAAATGATTATGAAACAGCAGTAAAAGAAGCTAGTAAGAGTTCAAAAACAAGAATTATTGAAGATTACAACAAATGGGTGGGTTTAAGTGATACTGATATTTGGGAAAGTGAGCAAAGGAAAAAAGAATTAAAAAACAGATTAGAAAATAAAAATATAACAATTAACCAATATCATATTGACAGCGACTTTGAGCTTTCAGAATATGGAAAAAAGATTTTTAAATTTGTAAAAGACTTATGCAATAGCTTCAATTACGATGATAGCGATTCAATGACAGATTACTTTGATTGCGGATTCTATCTTGAATTGAAAATCGGCAAATATGATAAAAATTTTGAACTAGTAGAAGCATAATAAAAGGGTTGAGCTAACGACCTAAAACGGGCAATTGACAAGTAAGAAAAATCACAAAAGAAAGGGATAAAAAATATGAAGAAAAACTATATATTAAATTTTAAAAGTTATATATTAGCAACGTTATACATTACATCAATTTTATTACTAATCGGAGAAATTAAGAACTTTGAAATATCAATAATATTAAAAATAATAGGCTTAGTGTATTTTTATATTTTTACTTACGTAAATATTATAAAAAACGACTAAACCACATAGCCTAAACAAATAATACAATAAAATTTCTTACTTGTCAATACCTAAAAAGGAGTGGTAAAAATGGAAATATTAGAAATAATTAGACTAGCATTTTTAAAATATAAGTTGTCAGGTCGTAGAAGTATGAACACGTTCATATTTACGCAAGCTAAAAATAATAAATTAACAGATGAACAAATAGACTATATCTTGAACGATTTAGAAAAGAAAATAAACAAGTACACAGTTAAAAAAGAAAAAGCAGAATTTCAAGACGTAAAATTCACTTGTAATATTTTCTAAAAAATGATAAAATGGGAGGTATAAAAATATGACTTATTCAGAAAGGTTGTATGTTATGGAAAGTAAACAAAAAGCAAAAGATCGCGAAGAACAAGAAAGACTAAAAGAAATTGCAAAAATAGAAAGAAAAAAAGAACAAGAAAAAGAGCAAAAGCAATATGAAAAAGACTTAAAAATTGCTTGCTATCATGACTTAAAAAATTCGTTTGATAGAGTGTTTGAAAGAACAAATCCTAAAAATGAAATGGAATTAAATGTATTGTTAGCGCAATTTTATAATATAGAAACTAGAAAAGAATACACGAAAACATTTGGCACAACTGTTATACAACAAGATTATATTGATAAAATATATGATAAAACATTAAACGAAGTTTGTAACAAATGGAAAAATAATTTAAAATATATTGAATTGCAACAAATTAAAGAAGAAGCAAAAAAACAAGAAGAAATAAATAAATCAACAGCTTTAAAAGTTTTACTTGGCTTTGTTTTCGCCGCTTTCCTTATTTGGGTTTTAATAAAATTCGCTTTGTTTGCTGGCATAATATTGGCGATTATAGTATTTTTAGTGATTCTTGGTTGCGCAATGAAATAATAATATATTTAAAAGAAGCTTTTTGCTTCTTTTTTTGCGTTTCTTACCATTCCTATTTATTGGCATTTTAAGCTTTTTTACGTCTTTGACAAACACTTGTATTAATTGCAAAAATAAACCGTTTAAAACCAATTCTCGTGGCTCGTTTTTCTTTAATTTTTCAACATTTCCGTTGATTTGCTTTGTTCCTTTATATTTGTAAAATTCCTGTAAAATATTTCACCTTTTATTCTCCATTTTATTGACATTTTAGCAATAATATTTAAGTCAAAATCTTTTGCAGGCACCTTCAAAAAAACTCAACCTAAAATCTTTTTCCAGTGCCTTGTCAAAATTTTCTGATATGAAATCTTTTTCCAGTCTAAATCTTTTTCCAGTGCCTTAAAAATCTTTTTCTTTTAAATAATTTCTAAATAATGATTTTTCATACATATTTTTTGCAATATACCATTCTTCTGCTCTTTTTTTAATATCTGATATACTATTTAATCTTGTAGCTTCTCTCTCCGCTTCTTCGAATGTTTTAAATCTTTCTAACTCTTCTATATACAATCCCCTACTTCCTTTTATGTTCGTATAAAATAATATAGGCGAATTGTATGCCATTTCAAATCTAACTATATGTATAATTCTTGGAAAAAACACGAATTTTTCACAGTCTATAACATAAAAGTCTTTTTTCATAAATTTATTTAAACTATACTTAAACATTACTCTCCCTCTACTTTATAATTTTTTTTACTTAATTCTATTGTCTTTAAACTTTTTCCAGCCTTTATAGCTTCTATCATTGAGTTTATTTTTGTTATGTCTGTTTCACTTTTATGTTCTATTACTATTGGCGCACTTGCCTCAACTAGACCGTGTGCTGTCTTTCCTCTAAACATTGTTGTTATATTATCAACTTCTTTTAATTGTGCTGATGTTAGCATATTTTCTCTTATATAGTCATCTATCATCAGCATTACTTCTTGTTTTGCTTCATCTGGAGAAATCAAATATTGATTATATGTCGCAGTTGATATCCCAGCAAAAGCACAAAAGTTCTCTTTACTTGGTGGGTATTTAAATTTTTGATTTACTTTTACTAATGCTTCTCTATAATAATCAAACACTATTTGCATTTGCTCGGCGGTATATTTGGGTTGTTTTCCTATCAAATTATGTGGTCTTAATAATTCATTTATTTCAATACTGCTTAATCCTCCCACATCTTTTTTTAAACTTATTTCTTGTGTTAACGCTTGTAATCGTTTCTCCATATATTCCGGCAAATTGTTTTTAAATTCTTCTAATATTTGATTTTCCCCTGCACGCACAAGCTGTTCTTTTTTCTCTTGTTGTTGTTTTTCTACTTTCTTCTCTACTATTTTTCTTCCGCCTTTTTATTTCACCTCTTCTTTATATTTGCATTTCTTCTTGTTGCATCCTTTTTCCATTATATCTTTAGATTCCAAATAACACTTATGTAATATACAATATGCTACTGCTCTATGTCTCTCACTTATGCGACCATATAAGAACATTTCTTTGTCTTTAAATGTCTTTATTCCTCTTCTTATTGTTTTTCTAAAATTCATACTTTCCTCCTAGAATGGTAAGTCATCTCCATTGTATTCGAATGAAAAATCGTCTTTCTGTTTTTCTCTCTTAGGCTTACAATATCCGTCTTCTCCTTCTTGTAATATTTTAAACTCATTTATAAAATATTTATCATAATATTTATATTTCTCTTTTCCTTTTTCATTTAATTCATTTGTTTTAATTCTATAACAACTATTCCAACCATTTAGTACTTCTATTACTGTTCGGTTTTTTAATAATACATCTTTTTTGAATTGAATTGTTTTAGACATAAATATATCTTTTTCTGTTCCGTCTTCTTGTAATTCTCTTCCCTTAATGTAGATTTTATATCTACCCTGTTCATCTTTATATATCGTTAGCTTACTCTTTTCTGCTCCTATATTAACACTCATTATTTATATCTCCTTCCAGAACATATCCTATTCCTCTTATGTTCTTAATTTTTATATATTTAAACACCTTTTGATTAAGCAAACTTACATGTTTTCTAATTGTTTTTTTGATGTATGTATCTAATTTGCAATTATAAAGCTTATTTGCAAACTCTTCAAAGCTCACTACTTTATCCCCTTTATTGTATAATATCTTTAATATTTCTCCTTGAGTTGCAGTTAAATATATCGTTTCCCCTTCTAATATTATTCTGTTAGATTCAAAATCTGTTCTCATTTGTACCTCCTCACATTAATTTTCTAATATCTTCTTTTTTTACTGCTATAAAGAAATTTCCTAAGTTGAAGCTTATTACCTCGTCTTCGTCTATAACACTGAATTTCTTCTTTATTATGGTATCGTTCTTAATTATTACCATTTCTATTGTGTCTTCTGTTCCCATAGATTAACCTCCATTTTATTTGATTTCTTTTGCTCTATTTTCAAAATATAGTATTTACATCAGATTTAACTTGTTTTTTTAGTTCTTTATTTTCTTTCTCTAATTTCTCAAATATACTTTCGTAAACTTCTTCATTATGTACTTGTGTCTCTATTACACATTCTTGTCCTTTTATTTTGTATTTTAATTCTTCATTCTCTTTTCTTAATTCTTTAATTTGTTGTTTTAATTTTTGTTCTGTTCCATAACTTCCTTGTTCTAAATTATTCCATTCTTCCCAAGCTTGTTCTTTTTCTTCCTTTAATATTTCATTCTCTTTTAATACTCTTTTATAATTTGATAAAATATTGTCTATTGCCTTATTTTGTTTTTTCCAAATTGCTGTAAATGGACTATTTTTTATTTTGCTATTTCGAATACAGTTTTCATTTGCTATTCTTAATTCTTCTAATATTTTTATATCTTCTTCTATACTATTTTCCATTTAAAGCACCCTCCGTCAAGTCATATTCTTCTACAACATTTTCTGCTTTGCACTTATCACATATTACATATATCCCATATCCTCTTGCATTTGATTTTTCTTCTTTATCTTCTTCATATAAATCACTATTACACCAATGGCATTTTCCTATTATTATTTTTTCTTTCACTTAAAACACCTCTCTTATTTTTTCTATACTCTTTTTGTTGTTGCAGTATTTTTTCTTTGTTTTTTTCATACCAGTCTTTCTTTTTAATAGTTAATTCTTCTTTATGTCTATTTGCATAGTTTCTATTATTTTTTAGAACTGTATCTTTATGATTTTTATTCCAATTTTTTTGATACTCTTTTCTGTTTTCTTTATTTCTTTGGTAATACTTTTTATTTTTTTCTTTTTGTTTTTCTTCGTATGTATTTATTATTTTATATCCTAATTTTCTTAACGCATCACATATTGGTTTAAAAGTATAGTCTGTATTATTCCATGTATAGTGAATTATTGTGTTATATATATTATCTTGAATTTCTTTATTATTTGTTATTTTATTTAATATTCTATTTATATGTCTATTTTTCTGTCCTATTATTCTATAATTAGGATAATCGTCATCTTCTTGATAAAATATATCCATATACCATTTTTGGATTCTTATAATATCTATAAGTTCAATTTTTATTTCATCCATCCTAACTCCTCCACCTTTTTATTTATTGCTTGTAGTTCTTGCATTGTTATCTCCTTATATTCATTATTATAGTCAAAACAGGCAAATGTTCCGTTTTTTCTAAAACTGATAAATTTTTCTAATTTGTCATTATAATAATCTACATGGTCTAAATAGTTATATCTATAATATCCTAGCTCTTTAAACATCTCATCTGCTGTTTTTTCTTTCATTATGTATGACTCCTATCCAGCTCTGTTAAAATTCTATCAATAGCATAGCAATAAGGATAATTTCTATTGCCCATGCCTTTTAAAATATTTGACCAGTCTTTTAATAATTTTTTGTTATATTCTAAATCATCATTGTATTGTTTATGTTCTATATAATACTTATACCAATATTCGCTTTTTTCTGTTGAAGTCATAGTTTTATCTAATATTTCAGTTATAGCTTCTTTTAATTTTCTATTTTCATTATCTAGTTCGTGATTTGTTGTCATAACCCAACAATTTTGTAAAGTATTTTTTGTTTCTTTAGATATTTCCTCTTTACTCATATCTTATTTATTCCTTTCAACATTTTCATTATGTTTTATTTGTTCTATACAACTATTTGAATAACCATTTTTTGTACATTCAATACATATTCTATAATCATATTCTTTTACTAATTTATATGAATTTGTATTGTCAATTCGTTTTCCACAGTTATAACATTTCATATATCTTATTTACTCCTTTACTACCAAATTTGCTTTGTCTAGCTTATACATTATTTCACTTAATTTTTGATATGGTTTTTTGGATATAAAAATTGCTTTTATTCTACTTGTTATTACTGGTAATTCTGGTCTTATTATTTTTCTGTCATGAATACATACATAAACACATTTATTTTTTGCTATAAAATACTTATATGTATTACCATCTAACTCAAATCCAAACTTTTCAAGTTCTTCTAAATTTACTCCGTTCTCTTATTTTTAACATATCTATTCTCCTCCTAATAACTCGGGTCTATCTGTAACGTTACCTATTACTTCTGTAAATTTTTCTAAAAGATGAACTCTTCCATAAAATCTATCCATATTCATAACATCAACAATAAATCCATTGTATTCATAAATAACTTTTCCAATATATATTTCTTTGCTTCCTGTTATTTTTACTATATCTCCCTCGTATATTTCTTTTCCGGTTTTTATCGTATAATCCGAGTAAATTGTCCTATTGTTTCTATGTCTACTTCTTGTTCTCCTATACCGCCATAAATATCTATCATCTTTCCAGCTTATAAATGGTACATATTCATCTGCACGATTAAAATTAAAAGATAAATAACCATATACCCATTCTCCGATTATCTATTCTTTTTCCTCTAAACTTTATTTCTTTATTCATTTTCTCCTCCTACTTCAATTGTTAAATCGCTTATCCTCATGTCACTTATATTAAATCCATACATCGTAAATAGTCTAATGTATTCATCAGAATTTTTACAATCTATATTCATTCCATAATCTTTTTTGTTTAGTAAATGAATCACATCACCTTCCCAATGACACCAGCCTATTTTTTTTCCTTCTGCATTTTCAAAAATAAAGTCATAAGATTTATAATCATTTTTGCCCCAGAATCCGATTATATGGTTTGTCTGGAATTATATATATACCATTTATTTGCTCTGTTGGTTTTGTTTTTAGTTCTTGTAATTTTTTTCTATATTCTCTATTCATCTTCTCCTCCTACTTTATAGCAGTTAGCCATATACTGCTGATGTGTTAGTATTTCTAATACTTCATAGTTTTTATCATTCTTTATTCTTTGTAACATTTCTTTATTTGATATATCTACAATCCCTTCAACATAGCCTTTTGTTTCTAATGTCGTTGAAATATTATTTATTCTATATTTAATAACATCTTTTACTTCTATTAAGTCTAATATATTATTAAAATGTTTTAATTTTTTAGCATCGCTCATTTCTATTGCATATATTGTATCTTTTGAACATTCTTTTAATATCTTTATTGGTTTATCTAAATTACACCAATACATATTTACTGGACATTTTTCTGTTGCTTCTGTCTTATCAATACTTTTTATTCTTCGTATAAACCCTGTTTCAGTTCTCACATAATCTCCAACTTCTATCTCACTCATACTTCTTCTCTCTCCTTTCTTAACATATAAACAGTGTCCTTTAGCGATTCTATTTCTATATCTTTATTCTTTAACTCCTCTGACTTATCCCCTGCTAATATTCCACATACATACCCTATCATGAAACATACTATTACTATTATCACTACTCTTATACACTCACTTATTTTATATATTCTCTTATCATATATTTTCATGTTTCTCTCCTTTATTCTTTTTTCTATCTATATTTTGGTGGGCGACCTCTTGCTATTTTGTTTGTTATGAGACTTAATTCATCGACTTTAAAGCATTCTTTGTAGCCATATATCATTTCTTTGTATAGATACATATTTTGGTTGCATTGCTGTATCAATATGTACTCATGTCCATCTTTACTTATTATCTTCGGTATTCTCATATTCTTTTATCTTTCTCCCAGAATAATATTCGTTGTACATTTGCATCCAATCATCTAGCCTCATTGTTACCAACCAATCTTTTCTATTTTTTCTGTGAAATACTGTAGGGAACTTATTGTCTTTTGTATCTCTTACTGCTTGTTCAATTGCTTTATCTATATTTAACCTTTCAACTCTTTTGCTTTCAATGTGTATATAATCAAGTCCTACTACATCATCTGCTTGTCCAGTATTCCCACAAAACTGTTGTGTTCTTCTACATTTATAACCGTATTCTTTTAATTTATTTGCCAATTCTCTTTCTCCTGCACTTCCGTTTCTTTTTACTGTTTATTGCCATTTTTCTTTAGCTCCTCTCGTAATTTTTCTTGCCAATTCTCAATACCCTGTATAAAGTTTTTACATCTCATTACTGGCTTATAGTCTATATCTTCTTGTTTGTTACAGCCTAAGCAGTTAATAATAGCAAATATTATTCTCTTTAATTTGCCTCATCTATATCACCTCATCTTTATATTGCCAAATATAATTCTTATATGACTTTATTTCTCTCTTACAACATTTACTAATATGACTTGCGTAAAATCCTGTCCATCTTTCTGCCTCTCTTATACCTCCAAATTCATTTATAATTTTCCCTTCTCGACTAATTTGATATACTGCTTTGCTTTTAGGATTTTTCTTTCCGTTTTTTGGAATATTCTTTAAGATTTCTGCTTAATTCTTGTATTTTCGTTTTGTTTTTATTTTGCATAGAATAATTTGCCCATCTTAAGTTTGTATAAATATTATTTGTTCTATTTCTATCGATATGGTCAACCGTAGTAAAGTTGTTAGGATTATCTATAAATGTCTCTGCTACTAATCTGCTAATCCTCTTTGTTTTTGTTTTTCCATTTTTGGATAAAACAACAATAAAATAGCCATCTCTTGTCATTGATGGAGTTAATATTCTTTCTCTCCAGCTTCCTTGTCTAGCGAATGATTTTACTCTTCCATAATTACTTACTTGATAAAATCCCTCATACCCGTTTTATATCTTTCCATATTTCTGTCATTTAGCACATCTCCTCAACATAGTGTATTCTTTTTTATTTGTTGCATAGGCTAGTCCTTTGGCATTTCAAAAACTGCTGTTTCTTGTAATACATTGGTATATCCATCACATTCAGCTGTTCTATAATATCTATAAGATTTTATTATTTCTTGTAATACTTCTTTTGCTCTTTCTTTTGTATTATATTTTCCTAGTCCTTCATAAGAATTGTTACAATCTTCATACTGAATATAACAACCTTTGTCATCTTCATCAATCGTAATATATATTTGTAATATATTATCAAAATTTATGATTCTATTTTTTTCTTGGCTTACTATTATCATAACTACCTCCTAAAATTATATATCCTTTAAACTTTGCTATTTGTAATTCTTGCTTTGTAATCCATTTTTGCCATTTTCCACATTTGCCACAATACAAGCCTCTTCTATTTCCTTGTATTTCTACAAATAGTTCTTTACTATCACATTTACTACATTTATCTTGCATAATTGCCTCCTAATCAATTCTTGGAATATGTTGATAATTTATTGTTTCAAATCCTGCTTGTGTTCTCCCATATACTGCTACTGTTTTGCCTGTGTATTCGCATTTCTTTTTATCTACTGCTTTTACATATCCCATTTTTTCTAATTCTGTTAGCCTTGGTGCTGTATAATTTCTTTCTGTACTTGGTATAAATCCTAAATCAAATAATTCTACTGCTAATTCCTTTGCCGTTTTAGGCTTGTTTAATCTATTTAAGATTTGTATATATCTTATTTTTGTTTTATCTTGTATGTCATTAAAACTCATTTTCCTTGTTTCTGTTGTAATCATTTATTTATCACTCTCCTATCTGTTTTACACTCATTCTATCTGCAAGTTGTTTTGTAAAATCTTGCATTTGTTGGGGTAATAGTTTTTGTCCTCTTTCTCTGTTTATCAATACTTCATATTGTTTTAAAAATTGCCCTTTTGTAACTGTGTTTATTGTTTCCATGTCCACCATTGCTAATTGTTTTACTTGATTTACACTTCCAAAAAATCTCTTAACTTCTGGGCTATAATTATTAAATTGTTCCTCGGTCATATAAAGACCATTGCTTATCATTCCAATTGCTTCGTTCCATGCCTCTATTCCTGTTTTCTTTGTTGTTGGATTGATTAGCTCTATTGCATTTTTTCTTACTTCATGTATTGTTGGTGGGTAAGGGCTTTCTATTATTGTTTTCTTTACCGCTTGTAAAACCAAGTTATAATCTAAATCTCCTAAACACTCTTGCCATGTATTTAACATCATTTGTTTTTGTTCTTTTGTTTTGTCTGCTATACTTGAATAATTACCAGCCAAAAGTGTTATCACTTGTGTTGTTTCCTGCTTGTTCATCTTCTAACTTTGCCTCCTCCCACAGTTCTTTAAAGTCATCAAAACTGCCTGAATTTGTTTTTTTATAAGTGTTTTGTTTTAACGGAAATATCCCTTGCCAATTATTCATTATTGAATTATTTAATATTGCAATTTGTTCATCTATATTGAGAGTTAGCTTATACAGCTTTTTAATTAACAATTCCAGTCCTCTTGTCGTTAATGGTTTTTTTATTGCTTTTCTCATTATTATAAATTCATATATTGTTTTTATTAATTCCTCATCTGAAAAGTTAGCTTTTATAATTTTGTCAATTTCCGTCTCTTTTTCTTTTTTTATTTTTTCTTTTTTATTTATATCTTTCTCATTATCTATATCTTTATCTTCTTCATTATCATTATCGGCTTTTTTGGCTTCCATTTGGTTTTCCTCAAAACCGTTCGGTTTTTTCTATACCGTTCGTTTTTTTTAGGTCGTCCACCTTTTTTAGCATTTTCTCTATTCTTCTCACATTTGTCTTCGTATTTTTGTCTGTCTTTGTCTAATTGTGTTCTGATAAAAGAGAAAGCCATTTTTAGCATTCCACTTAATTCTGTTATTTTTCCAGTTTCTTCATACAACATAATTGCCCTTAATAATTGTCCTAATTCTTCGTCTGTTAGCAATTCAAATTGTTCTTTATAATCTAAGTAAATTAAAAAACTGCTTTTCATACTTTCTCCTTTCGTAAAATTAAAGGGCTAAAACTTATGTCTAGCCCTTGTTGCTCTTAATCTATAATCATTAATCTTGTTTCTATATCTGTAGGTATATTACCCTCAAAAACGAAACTATTCTTTAATATGTATTCGTTATATGTATTAGCTGTTTTATTTGCTCTCATCTTTGCTTGTTCTGCCCAATTTTGTTTTTCTGTATTAATATTATTTTTATATTGTTCGTATGTAGCTTTATCTGTTTTATAACTTGCTATCATGCTTCTACATGTATCTTCTACTTTCTTTATAGTTTCATAGCTTGTCTTATCTTCTATTTTTTTATCTATGTAATCTACTCTATTGACAAACCAAGTGCTGAACCACCCTCCGAATACTCCTATTACACTCAATATAATAATTAATATTATTATTCCTATTGTTATTAAAAAACCTTTCATTATTGAGCCTCCTTATATGTTACTACTGCATCTTTTATTTCAAATGGAATATCGCTATATAGATATGTGCCTGACCATTCTACATATTTTCCATCTGGTGTAAAAAAGAATATTCCATTGTCGTTTGAACCATAAGAACCGTCCACATCTGGTAACCACTTATTTTCTCTTGAATATGTACCACCATAAACTAATTCATAATATTCGCTATCTGGTGTTAGAAAACTATTTAAACTTGATATTTTACCATCTACGATAAACTTACCTGCGCAAGCTCCATTTTCTAAAAATAATGCTATATACCCCAAAGGCTTTTCTATTTCACAAACCAATGTGTTAGCTCTTTCTCTCTGACCATTTACCCAATACGTTCTTCTGATCAAGTTATATCTTTCTAAGCTATAATCGATATCTGTCGGTGTTGGCTGATTTTCTGCCAACGTGTTCCCCATATTTAAAGTTGCTTCTACATCTTTCTTAGTATTAGTGCTTGCAACCTCTGTACAACCAGTTAATGTAACCAATGTAAGTATTAAAATTCCCACCATAATAATTAACTTATTTTTCATTTTTCTTTCCTCCTATAAATAATTTTTTCCGTATCTTAATCTAAATTCTTCTTTTGTTTTATGATAATATTCTTGCCAAGACTTTTGAGCTATTGCTTTCAACCATTCCCATTGTTTAGGATTTAAGTGTATTGAATTATCGTTAGTTCTGTGCTGATATGGTGTAATAAATATTACTAATCCATCTTCAATTGACTTATCTCTGTTGCCTGTTCTACCTTCAAACACTTCATGCCTTTCACTTCCGAGGAAATCTTTCCGTTGAATAGAAAGGATTTTCAGGCATAATACTAAATTCTTTTTTCATTTTCTATATACCTCAACTTTTCTATTTCACTTTGGGTCAATGTAGGTATTCCTAGTTGCTGTGCTTCTTGTATTACCCCATCCAAAAGCACTCTAAATTCGTTTTTGTCCATTTGAGAACTGCCTTCATATACTTTATATATTTTGAAATTTACTCCGCTTATTTTGGCTTCTCGTTCGAAATCGTAGTATTTAAAAAACTTTGATACATCTATATCGGCTCTTATTGTTACTAACATTGATTGAGAATAATCTTTTATCATTTTTAGATATGTATCATCTTTTGATAAATTCATTTTATTTGCGATTTCATTGATTAAGCTCCACATATAAGCGTTTTGTGTTAGTGTTCTCTTTTCTTTATGTTCTTTTACTTCAAATAGCTTGTCTCTTTTTTGATTAAACAACCATTTTACTAATGTTTCTGCTGTCCCTATCATAGAATCCTCCTAGAATGGAAGTTCATCATCATCTTGTATTGGCTCAAATTCATTATTTACTGGTGTTGAGCTTCCTAAAATACTTTCATCTGCTCCTTCTCTTTTACTGTCTGCAAAATAAGCTTCTTCTGCAACTACTTCTGTAACATAATGTTTTTGTCCTTGGTCATCATCCCAAGTTCTTGTTTGGATTCTACCAATTATTCCAACTTGTTGTCCTTTTTTAAAGTATTTGCTACAAAACTCTGCCGTTTTACTCCAAGCAACTATGTTTATAAAATCAGCTTGTCTTTCCTCTCCTTGTCTTGCAAATCTTCTGTTTACTGCTAAACTAAAACTTGCTACCATTGTGTTATTTGTTTGTGTATATCTTATTTCTGGGTCTCTTGTTAATCTTCCTAATAAAACTACTTTGTTGATAAGTCATCATTCCTTTCTTTAATATTTACATTTCCATTTTTCTGTGTATGTTTCATATAATCCATACATTTTCAACCATTCTTCAAACTTATGTATTACGGTTTCTATTGTTTCTGGAAATAAGTCTTTTGTGTATTCTTCTCTAAAAATATCTCCTGGTTCTTCATCAAATTTGTTTGTTATTAAATAAACCATTTTGCTTGCTTCTGGCACCATTTCTAAATACATAAGTGTTTGATGATTATTATAAAATTTGCCTACTTCATAATTTTTAGTGTATTTATAATCGTAAATAATTCCACCTTTTAAGCAATCTATAATTCCATATAGTAGGTATTCTCCATATTCTTTACTTACTTTTACTTGATATGCTCCACCTAATGTTTCTTTGTAGTTCTCTTGCATATAGGCTTCATATTCAAATCCTTTTTGTATGCTTTCAGTTGGCTCAAATTGTTCTTTGTTTAATACTTTTATAAAATCTTCTAATGTTCCATTTTTGATATTGTATTGCCAACTGTTAAGCAATGTAGGAGTAATATAATATTTAGCCATAAGCTAGACCTCCTTTAAATTCTTATTCCAATAACAACCTTCACAATTATCTGAAGGGCAATCACAACCATTAGGATTTTTGCACATCATTTTGTACCTCCTGTTTTACTTCATATTGTTGCTTTTCTTTGTTCCATACAAGATTTAATTCTTTTATCTTTTCTGCAAAATGTGCCTTTGCTTCTTTTTCACTTGTTAAGATATGTGGGACTGTTTTTATTGCTTCAATTACTTCATTTACATTTTCTAGTGTCATATTTTCTATTAGTGGATTTAATGCATTCATAACTTCTTGATACTGTTTTCTTTCCTCTTCAAATACTTTACTCTCTTCTTGTATGTTTTTATTAGCTTGTTCAAATAATTTCGTTAAGAAGTCATTTGGTTGTGTTCCGTCTAATTCTGGTATTGTATAATTTCCTTTTATTCCAAAGCTTGATTTTGCAAAATATCTTTCACAGTTGTCAAATCCTATTGTTTTTTTGTTGCCTCTCATTTCTATAAATCCACCTAATTCAACATTTTGCCATACTGTGTTTTTTGTACTTCCTTCTACTAAAATTCTTAATTTTGTATCTTCATCTTGTTTTTCTTCTACTGCGTGGAATATAATTACACAATGTTTTCTTAAGTCAAAATATATGTAATTCATAAATCTTGAAAATTCTCTTCCAACTGCTCCATAGCCTTGTAAACTTAATGTTCCATCTTTCTTAGCATTTTTTATGTCATTTTTTATTACATAAGCTTTCATTAAATCTAACAATTTTCCTCCAGTATCTATAACTATTGTCTCGTAATCACTTAAATCTCCTTTTAAATCATTTAATAATTCTTCATAACTTTCTGGTTGTATATAATCTTTTCTTACACTTGCCATTGTTCTATTTATCCCAAAGTCTACATCTATTAATAATGGCTTTGGTGCTGATAGCCCTAGTGTTGTTTTTCCTATTCCTGGGTAACCCGCTATTAATACCCTAAACTTGTTTTCTGTGTTTATCATCTCTGCTGGTTTCTTTATCATCTTTCTTCCTCCTTCATTTTTTTTATTTTATTTCTTAATTCATCAGCATATTTATAATCTCTACTGCTCCACGTATCTTGCATTTCTAACATAAAATATTTTTCTTCTAATTCTTCTAATGTTTCTGACATTTTTTTCAATTACTCCCCTTGCATTTTTTTATTTTCTGTGCTATTATTTATTTAGTTATATTTAATTAATAAGTTTATTTTGTACTATTTGTTTGCACTGTTTGCGCAAATAGTACACTTTTTATTTTTTCAAAAGTGATAAAATAGTTTTCTTTGCTTTCTTCTGATTTTTTTATAATATCTTCTACTTCTTTTATCTTCCTTGCAAAAAATGTTGCTCTTATTTCTGCTATTTCCTTATTTTTAAGTTTGTTTTTATTGTTTTTAAGTTCTTTTTGTAGTTCATCTATAGTTGTTATTAACTCGTAATCTTGTCCAAAGCCCGTAACTATCATTACAATAATTGCCACAACAAACCCTAAAATTATGCCTATAAATACTTGCATCTCTCTTCCCTCCTTTACTTTTAAATTTGTTTTTTATATAATTACCTCTAAGAAATTAAAACAAATGCCTGACGGTTCTTATCAGTTTGAGATTTAATAATCATATTTTTACTGGTTATTAAACAATATTTGTGGTTAATGTATACTTTTACATTGCCACTATTTTTTTGAATTTCTTCCACTCTCTTTCCCTCCTTTCTATCCCAATATTCTATTTAGCTTTCTATCTAACTTGTTCAACCCTTTCCATATTTCTTGATATAGATTAATCTTGAAAACTTTATAAACTATAACTTCTACTGCTATTGCAAATATAATTGTTACTATTAGCTCTGCTACTACTACCATGCCACATAAGAATACGTCTACTAAATAACTTATCATTTGTTACACCTTCTTTCTTAATTAAAAATTTGCATGCCTTTTGTTTGCAATATTTCTTTGAATTTTTCAAGTTCTATGCAATAGCCACCAAAATTTGTGCCGTATTTCTTGCAAAATTGAGTAGCTGTGTTTACATTTACTCTATAGTTCTCTGCTATTTCTTTGGCGTATAGCAGTTTAGGTAAATTATTTTGTTTTGTGTTTAGGATAGTTTCTAACAATTCGTTAGTTCTTTGTTGTTCTCGTAATATTTGTTCTTCCAACTCATCACCCTCTTTCTTGAAAAAATATTCCAAAATATCTACGTCTATCTGTGCTTATTCGTGTTCTCGAACTTTTAGTTTAAAAAAATATTCTGGTATTTCTTCTAATCTAATATTTAATATCTCAGATATTTTTAAAATTTCTTTTTGAGTAAAATATGTGTTACTATTTATTTTATTGCTTATTGTAGCTTCATCTAATCCAATCATATTGGCTAATTTACATTGTGTTCCTAACACTTCTCTTATTTTACCTTTTAACTTATCATGATTTAATTCAATTGTTTCCATAATTTTTTCTCCTTTCTTGTTCGTATTCTCGAACTGTAAATATAATATCACAAAAAAATATAAAGTCAATACCTTTTTCAAAAAAAATTCGATTTTCTTAATTTTTTTTTGCATTTTTATTGATTTTTTTCGGAAAGTCATTTATAATAGCGATATGGAGGGACTTAAATGAATGATTTAATTGATACATTTGCAAACAGATTAAACACTGCAATGAGAATACGAAACATTAAAGCTACAGAATTAGCTCAAAAGACAGGAATATCAAAATCGTCCTTGAGTGAATACATGAGTGGAAAATATGAAGCCAAACAAGACGGCGTTTACTTACTTGCTAAAGCTCTTGATATAAACGAAGCCTGGCTAATGGGTCTAGACGTTCCTATGGAAAGAGTCGATTTTAAGTATGCTTCTGACAACGGTCTTGATACTACTGGATTAACGCCAGAAGAAATAGAAG